CCTTATGTTTTATTCTTGGACGCTGATATCTTCTTAACTAATGTTAATACCATCCGTGATACTCTTATCACCATAGAACATAATAGTTTACATCTTGTTACCACTAAGTTCAGATGTAAGGGTAAGTATTCATTTATATTCCCTACCTTTGAGTTCTTTAGAGATATTGTTATTGACAGAGCCCCTTGTGCTATTGGTGGATATATGCTCTTTGACATGTTGGAATTTAATAAGGTTGGCGGATTTGATAATAGAGATAAAGTTGGTGAAGACTTTCATATTAGTATGAAGATTCACCCCCACCGTTTTCATGTATGCCCCCATAAGATATACACCACCGATAGACGTTTTAAGAAGAAAGGACTTCTCTATATGATTAAGATAGGATGGCTAGGTTACATAAATAAAAATAACGATAAATTCTTTCAGGATGACCACAACTATTGGGTATAAATGTGTAGTCTTATCTGACTTACACTTAGGGATGAATGATTGCAGACCTAAACGTATTCTTGAGTTCCTTGAGACCATTAATACAGACCTCCTTATTCTTAATGGAGATATCATTGATGTCGACGCTCTTCGTCGTGGCAGTAAATGGAAGGACAAACATATGAAGGTCCTTATTAAGTTATTGGATATGTCCCGAAATACCGAGATTATTTATATCAGAGGGAACCACGATAATGACGTTAAAGATTTATATCATAGTGTTCTCGGCAATATTAAGTTCATGGATGAATATATCTATCCTGTTGGAGATAAGAAATATCTTGTATTCCACGGTGATAAGATTGATATCACAACCAAATATAAATTACTTAGTCAGATTGGTTCCGTTGGTTATGACCTCGCCCTTCGTATTAATACGTGGTACAACAGGTATAGAGAGTTCACAGGCAAACCATACTATAGTATATCTAAAGTGATTAAGGAGAACTTTAAGAAAGCCGTATCATTCATTAATGACTTTGAGGAGAACGCTTGTGATTATGCCAAGACCGTTCATTGTGATGGTGTTATCTGTGGTCACATTCATATCCCCTCCGTTAAGGTTATCGATGGTATCGAATACTACAACTCAGGTGATTGGGTGGAGAACTTCTCCGCTCTTGTTCTCACTCAGGATAATAAGTGGGAACTTGTTATCGTGGAATAGTGCAATTATTTTCGTATTTTTTACACTATGGTTATTACGTATACAGACATCGTTAGAAGACATATATAAAAATAATTATATATTTACTTAACTTTGTCTTAACCTTGTCTTAATATTAAGATAATTATTAGTATACTATAAACCATTAAAAAAAAGTAACATGAAAAGAATTTTATTATTCGTAGGTATCATCCTTATGTCCTACACAGTTAGTGCTCAAAGCCAAAAATCTACATTACCACAACTTACCGAAATCGAAGACGGTCTTTATGAAGTAAAGTTTACAAGTGACAGTGAAACAGTAACCCAAACAGGGTATTACAAAATCTCCGATAACAAATTAGTTAAAGAAGGTATATGGAGAATCCATGATGGAGATAAAGTTATCTCTAAGGCCAAGTTTGAAAATGATGATTTGGTTTGGATTAAAACAAATGGAATTGTCCGTACATCAGAAGAAATAGAAATATTACAACTAAGAAATCGAATTAAAACTCTCGAATCATCCTTAGTAATGAGAGATTAATATCTTGAACCCTTACAGAAATGTGAGGGTTTTTTGTTTTATATTATAATTTTCACACAACAACATATTATAATTTTTGTACATCTGTCGTTGTGTGGCTGGCGTTTAATCCCCTACCCCTTTTTACATATCCTTATATAAATCGTTTCTCCTTAAGTCAGGATAATCTTCTATTGTATCTTCATTGTGTTTCGGCATAGATGTCATCATCCATAATCCTTCAGCAGCATCAGGTGGCGTAATGTACATGTTCCACCCCATGAATGTTATGTTATCTTGCGTGTATGGAATTTCATCTCTACCTTCGTGTCTCGCCTTCTTGAACCAAGTGTAGGCATCTTTATCATCAGTTAGAATCATTCCACCTTTTCTCATCTTTAATATCTTTTTGGGATGGAACGATAGACACATAAATGTATTTGGAATATACATCTCTGAAGTGAATCTTCTTGCCGAATCGTATATTGGATATGGCTTTAATTGGTATAGTCCTTTCCATTCCGTGTCGTCAAATGATACTTTACCCCCTGACGCCATTACCGCTTGTGGGACCGACAAATAAGTTTTCTTTGGTATTGTAACATCCTGTACCTTTAAGTAAGTACAACACAGGAATAATGCGTCAGTACAGTTATCTAATGCAACTGCGTATGGAGCTCCCGTATATTCAGCAATCTCCTCTTCGAACATCTCCACTATTTTATATGGATTATGCTTCATTGTCTTTAATTATTTTACAAGGTGAACCGTAAGCAATAACATTATCAGGAATGTCCCTAGTTACTACAGAACCCGCACCGATTATGGTATTTTTCCCTATCTTTATACCGTCTATTATGTTTACCCCCATACCTATGGTTGTTCCTTCTCCTATAATTACGTTTCCTGCGATGTTGGTACCAGGATTAATAGAACAATAGTCACCGATGGTTGTATGATGACCTATGGAAACATGTCTATTGATTGTTACAAAATTCCCTATTGTTGTGTGTGCCGCGATTGATACTTTGGAATTGATTAATATACCACTTCCGATTGTGCTCGTGTCGGAAATATCTAAACCATCATGTATAACATTAATGAACTTATCTGTTGTGAGTCCAAGTTCTTTTATAATCTTACTCTTTAATTTAGGTTGATAAACCCCAAGCGTGTATATATCATATTCATTCATATCCACCTCAGATAATACTTCAGTTTTGAACTCATCATGATGAAATGAATTAACTATTGGTAGGTTTAAATTATTATAAACCACAACCTTTGGTTTGACGTAATTAGAATATAAGTTATCCAATATCATTGTTATGATATTATCCCCCTTACCTATAATTAATAACTTTGTTCCCATATCCTTTTTCTCTTAATTCGTTTGGTGTATAGTGAGTCATATCTAATTCATCAATTATTCTATGTACTCGTTTTAATAATTTTATGTTCGTTGTCTTTTCCTTATCTTTGTAATAGAGATTATCCTCGAGCCCGACTCTAACACCGTCAAACTCTAATAGTCCATACATTGTACTTTTTAATTGTTGGGAACCTATACCTCCTAAACATACCATAGAATGTTCAGGTATATTAGATTTAATGCTTGCCAAGGTTCCAAAATCACACTGTCCGTTATACATGTTTCCAAGTATAATGTTGATGTGATGTGGAGGTATTAATTTACCCCATTTGCAACTTAATACGTTCTTTGAAATAAGGTAATTTGTATAGTTTAACATCCCTGTATCAAAACATTCTATCTCAGGTTGTACCCCGTACTTATCCATCTCTTCTATCAATCTTAATATAGTATCAGGTTGATTAATGGACGCTCCCGATGGAAAGTTTAATGATGACATGGTTAGTGAACCCATATCAGGATATAACTGTAACACCTCAGTTCTTTTCTCTATCTCAGGAAAGTTTCTGCCCGTTAACGAAACACAAATCAATAAGTCAGGACAATGTTTCTTTATCCCCTCTATAATCTTTTGATATACTTCTTTCTTGTAAGTGTTCTTTGTTTCTTCATCCCTCGCATGTAAATGCACAATTGAAATCCCCAATTCATTTGCGTGATGAACTTCCTCTATTATTTCATTCGGTAATAATGGAGCAAAAGAATTGTCCCTTGTTGGTTGTGTCCCCGTAGGTGTGAAATTAATTATTTTTTTCATAGAAAGTGATGTACGATTTATTTACGAATACTTTTTTGAATTCGTCGTCAAAGGATTTCTCATATAAACATTTATTGGAATTATCTATCCTAACATAATTAACATCATCTAATAACCCTAAACGTTGTATGTGCCATTGGTTTGGTAAAGCCTTAAAACGAACCACTTTATCATTAACTATCACAACAATATTCTCATCATCAGATTTTGTTGCGAGATAAAAAATGTTTATCGTATTGTTAACCGAATTATAATATAAAGTATAGTGCGCACCTCTCTCATAGAATTTTGGTCCCTTGGCAAATCTTTGTTTAGATAACTCTTTGTCATTCTTAAATAAGACATTTCCTGAATCAATAAACAGTTTTTTTGTCAAGAACTCTAAATGAGTTGGTTCAATTTTTTTCATCTCACCCTCTATATAATCTTTGTTGTATTTTTTAAACATTTCAGGTAAAGAATTAACTTTGAAAGATTTTAATGAACCAAAAAGAAATCCTTCAGGTGTTCCGTCATTAGTATATAATACTGAATTATATGTTTCTAAAAGTGAACTATGTTCATCAATTATAGTTTTGTCCAATAGTTCACAATCATACTCTATATGATGTAATTTATCATATCCAAAGTTTATTGCTACTTGGCTGGCCATTGAAAACATTCTATAAATTGCGAACCCATAAAACTTTTTCATGAAAAACTTCGATTGAATGATGAAATCACTTGTAGCATAATTATTATACCCTAACAAATCATAATCATCTGACGTTTCGTTTAGATAATCATAAAAGTAATACTGACATTTGTTTTGAATGTGAATTGGGATATGTGTATGAGATATTAACAAGATGTGATGTCCTGTTTTTAAAACTGAATCAACACACTTTTCCAATCTCTCAACCTGTTCAGTTGTTGGACAATGTGCGGTTATAAAAATTAAATCTCTCATGTTTTTTTAAATATAAAAACTTGATAGGTGTTAATCAATAAGAAAGTCTAATCTTTACTCCCGAATTTAAAGCGTTGTTATATTTTCCACGAATCCTTATCATATCCCGTTAAGTCAAAATAAGTTTTGAAAGTTTCATATACATGGTCAACCATATCTTGAGTATAATACTCTTTTAATGATTTGGCCTCTTGTTTTTTTGCGTGCATTTTCTTCTCACATAATTCGTATAGTATACCGCTTTCATTTAACTTAGACTCCCTGATAAAAGGAATTTGTATATAATCATCATAAAGATGTTCCATTCTCAAAAAGTATTTTGGGGGTTTAACAAAGTTAAATCCAGGTTTTATATTCATCCAACCACTATTAGCTCTATTTGAAAAATACTCTTTAAATGTTAATGGTTTGAAGTGTAATCCATCACGTTCCATCATATTTTTTTCATAATAATACATTGAGATTAATCTTGTGTATGGATTTCTTGTTGTGTAAATAACATCGTAGTCCTCACATCCTTTTGGTATCTTTTCATAGTGATGATGAATAAAGTAATCCTCTTCTAAAATTAATCTATCATCTTCTTTTCCATAAAAGTTTGTTTTGAAATTAAAATGGTTGAAAATAAATGTTGCATGAATTGTTCCTGTCTTTATTGGCAAGAAAACGGCTAATCTTTCTTGTTCTGAATATGTAAAAAGAAACTTATGGTGCATAGAGTTAATTATAAACTTATAATCTCTATTGTAAATTTAAAACCCCCACCGTTATGGTGAGGGTCTCTTAATTATTGTTTATCAAAAGTTAGTGTTATATCACCACCTGATTCAAATTCATTCCATGCGAGTAGTGTTTCACCACCGTTTGCCGTTTGAGTCCACGACTTACCGTTTGCAACTGCTGTCATAGAGATTGTTTGGTCATCACTTTCCATCCATCCTCTGTCAACATAAACACCCGCTTCAGGTCCAAAACTTACTCCACCCTGCATGTACCATTGACTAGGTACTTTCCAAAATCTAATTGATGTTGAATTGTTTGGTTCTGTTGTGTTCCAACTGAATTCACCACCGTCAGGTTGTATTACCTCTTGAGGTGAATAGTTATTTACCGTAGTAATTGTATAATCAGTATTATTCTTAATTGTTACGTTTACGTTCCACATAATAATATTATTTATTATTGTTTATTTTTTTCTTTCTCCTGAAGTTCTTTACTTAAATTACTAACAGGGACAGGTGTTCCAACAGGATAAGGGAATCCCTCTTTTGCCGCTGTTATAGATTTCATTCCTGATTTAACAGGGATAGCTTTACGTAATGGAACTGCCGCTTCATTAAGTGGTCCATATACTTTAGCTAACACAATACCTGTAGATGTTGTATCAAAGACTACACCTGGCATTGCAAACATATTACTCTCACTTGTACTTGCAGAATCAAGGTTTACAATAAATGAACGATTTACTGGTGGTAATAATTCCCACTCTTTTGTTGCTGGGTTAAATTGAGGTATTACCTTTGTAGAATCATAATACCAAAAGAAAGACCATACTGTTTTATCCGTTCCGTCAGGAGTTTGAAAGTTTTTACTTACATTGAATTTTCCATAAGTTCCACTAACTCCTTCCATTGCTAAATTAGCTATAGATGGCCCGTCTAATACAGGACATATCGCACAACCCTCATCATATTCTACCCCTTGAACAATAATCTTTTTTCCAGTAGGTATTGCTCCTGATGCTCCACAGAAAGCAAAAGACCCTTCATGTATCTTAACAATTTTATCAGATTTTAAATCTTCTACAGTTTCAGTTTTTGTGCCATTGTTACAACTAAATAACATAGTAGCGGTAATAACACTTAATAATAGTTTTTTCATAATTTTGTTTTATTATAAATAGTTTTGTGATTAATTTATTTTAATAGTAGTTTGAATACTGTTAGATTTTACTTAGATTAAAAACAATTTAAAGAGAAAAAGATTCACCACATCCACAAGTTCTTGATGCATTAGGATTTCCCCATTGAAATCCTTTCCCATTTAATCCATCTGAGTAGTCTAATTCAGTACCATACAGATATAACACTGATTTTCTATCAATAATCACTTTTAATCCTCCATCAATTTCGACGGTTTCATCAGTATCTTCAATTTTGTTGTCAAAATCCATAACGTAAGAAAGCCCACTACATCCTCCACCTTTTACGCCAACGCGTAAGTGGTGAGAGTCTGGTGTTATGTTAGACTCCATCATTAAATTTACAACATGTTGTAATGCTTTTTCTGAAACAGTAATCATTAATGTAATTTTTCTTCAAAGACTAATTCCTGTAATCCTTGTTTTTGTCTATAATCATTTATTGCGGATTTAATTGCATCTTCAGCTAATACGGAGCAGTGAATTTTAACGGGAGGTAATGATAGTTCTTCCACCAATTCCATATTATCCATTTTAATTGCGTCGTCTATTGACATCCCTTTTAACCATTCTGTTGCTAATGAAGAGGCAGCTATTGCGCTTCCACATCCAAATGTTTTGAATTTTGCGTCAGTTATGATATTATCATTAACTTCTATTTGTAATCTCATTACATCACCACATTCAGGTGCCCCAACTAAACCTGTGCCTACATTAGATTTTGACTTATCTAATGTACCAACATTTCTTGGGTTATTAAAATGGTCTATCACTTTATTTCCGTATGCCATAATTTTTGTTTTATTATAAATAGTTTTATAATTAAAAACCCCCACCGTTATGGTGAGGGTTTCATTATTATAATTGACTTTCAGCCGTGACTTTAACGTTTGATAGTTTCCATCCCGCGAGACATAGTTGGTCACTGTAACAGTTTCCTGTAAACCATGGAGTTGAACCAGGTCCTTTAGGCGAATATCCTTCCCAATATGAAGGTGTGAACCACCAACCCACAGCCATTGTTGATTTTAATGATGACATATCTATTGTTGTTTCATCCGCTCCACCATCATCTAATACATCATATATCACCGCACTATTTCCGTTTTGTGAAACAGAGATAGTCATGTTAGTATAATCAGAATTAAACACTATGGTCATGTCAAATGGTTTAGTAATATCTAACACATCCACTAAACTATGTGTACCTTTGGATGGGTTATCACTCATATTTGCAGGAGTATAACAATTATCATTTAATGCACCACTTGTATATGAATATTCAAATCTTTGTTGGTTGTTTAAATGAATTGTTTGTTGGAATATTCTATTTCCATTTGTTTCCATGAAATCAATCTCATTACAATATGGAGAACCCGCATTTCCCGCATCACAATAGTTAGTTCCTTTTGGTTGGATTGCATTGTTTACCATGTAGAAAGAAGCGTTCAACCAATTGTTCTTTTGTGTACTGTTTGGTGCTAATCCTGACAAATCAATTGTTGCAGTTATTTTGGATATATTCTTATATCCGTGAGTCGATACAACTCTACCTGGGTTAAATGTTACACTTGAATCTGTAATAACGGGGTCAACTTTTGGACTACACCAATCACTTGTCCAATCTTTTTCAAATGTAACGTCGTAAGTTGTTGATGTTAATGTTTTTTGTTTACACCCAAATAACAATATTAAGGTAATAAAGATTAATAGTTTTTTCATAGTTTTGTTTTATAATAAATATTTATAACTATGAAGTATGTTCTTAATCCTACACAGATTGATAAATTATTGAAACCTTTTTGGGACCAACACTTTGATGGTGCTATAGTTGGCAAGATTAATTTGTCGGGCGAGAAGTGGTCAGGTGTAATTAAAGATGGTGATGAGGGACCTATGTTATTAATCGGACGACCTGTGGGTAGAGAAGATATGATGTGGTACTCAAACGGCCACTATTTTAGTCATAAATGGGATTTATTTGGTATGACCCCACATGATTTCAATAAGTCTTTGGGTAGATATGTTAATACTAACTATGGTCTTGATGTAACAGATATTATTTAATCAATAGGATTAACATCCAAACGGGAAGACCATTCAAATGTAACTTTATACTCTTTTACTTTATCATGTTGTATTGGTGATATACGCTCAAAACCCATTCCTCTTGCGTTTATGTTAAATTCCTTTTCAAAATTTAAAACTCTTTCATTATAATCAGGGTCATTGTTCGGATTATAATTTGTGAATAATGGTTTAAGAATCACGGTAAAATCCCATCTCGCTCCAACACTATTTGGGTCATTAAAACTTTGCCCCCACATGCTTTTATCAATGTTTCCAACAAGAACTCCAACCATTCCTTCTATTCGATTATCTTTGGCTGTTATCTTGTATACCATGTCAACCATCTTTTGAAACTCTTTCCTTCCCTTCTCTTTTCTATAGTTGTCAAGAACTTCCCCTGATAAGAATTGTTTTAAGTAATCCAACATCTTGGATTCATTTACCCTCTTTTTCTTTATCTTAACACAGTTTGGATATCTCTTCCCAAACATTGTCTTCATACCTTTCTGAGTATAACCTTTCCAACATCTCTCGGTTAGTTCTCCCTCGTTCTGTTTTTGTTTGGTTTCTTCCCTAAGTATTTTTTTAATAAGTTGTCTCACGTTTATAAATATCTTATACTTGAATAGTATGACAAGTATTGAAAAGTTAATAGTTAAATTTATCGATGACAAGTTTAGTTTTCCTTACCTTTACTATGATAAGTCGGAACAGACTTGGGCGAATGAATTCTTCCTGTTCGATATTAAGACAGGAACTATGTATGTTAGTGATGAGGTGAAACAAACCCTGAATAAGAAGTTCGGTAAAGGTTATATGGACCAAGTGTTCGTGACCGTTATTAACTATTGGTTCCTGAAAGCGTATAAGTTGAAAGTTATTTCTGTCGAGTAGTATTTATAATCATGGAGAATCGTGAAAAGACCGTAAAATTACTTGAATCATTTTTGTCTGACAAACAGGTTGATGGTGTTTGTGGTTATATTGTTGACCCTGATGGTGAGGGTCCAATCCAAGTCATTGTTGTCCTTGACATTGATTACATAAAAGAAGCTAATACAAAGCCAGGGTTTATTGCCAGAATGATTAGGCAAGGTGTAAAGCAAGAGATTGAAAAATGGATTGGTTTTGATGTATATGTTGGTTCTACAGCAAAAAAATGTGAAGAGGATGTAAAAGAATCTAAGAAAACTTATGTTGTAACCGAATCACAATATAAAAACCTATTAGAAGGAAGTACTGAGGAAGAATCAATAGAAGACTCCAAAAGGTTTTATAAGATGTTCAAAAGAATAATTGACGAGAAGTTTTCAGAATTAACATATGATGAATCCCCTCGTTGGTCAACTCATGAAGATGACGTTGCTTGGAAAGATTCTGATGAAGATGTTTTTAGATACAATGACTATGCATTTCTTGTTAAGAGAGGTTTCTTTTGGTCTTTAATGAACTATCTCCCTATATCTCATAACGCAACAAAAATGATGTTTGAACGATACTTTAAAGAAAAGTTCCCTGACAAATTCTTTTTATCAGTTGAAGAGTTCGACGCCTAACATATTAACGAACGTATCAATCTCTATTACGTCGTCCATACCTTCCACTAAGTTTACAGTCTTTGGTTTACCGTTCTCGATTAGAGACTTAATAACCATATAGAATTTACAATCCACACCTAACTTGGTCTTCATCATCACGGCATTGTAAGCCTTTTGTTTCTGTCTATCACTTCTATATGTTGTTGTAACATCGATGAATACTTTAACCCCGCCAATCTCTGTAGCAAAGTCGAAGTCAATTAATTGTTCTTGTCCATGGCAGTTTGTAAAACGTGGCTTATCTTTCTTACGCATCTTTTTTATTCCCGTTCTTTCGGTGAATATTGCTTCGAATTCGTTTCCGTTCTTTGACCTTGATTGGTTTGATGATTGATGTCCCATGGTGCAAATATAGTTAATTCTTTAATAATAACAATTACATTGTAGTATTTATAACATATGAAGTATATCCTAACAGAGTCACAATATAATCTTGTATTAGAATCACAAAAGCACGAACAGTTTTTTCAAAGCCTTATTGATAATAATTTAGAGATTATTCGTAAAGAATGTGATGAAGGTGCGGATGGATATGTAGGATATTCAGGTGCAGAAACTTGTAGACAACTTGAAGATATTTTAAAAATTAAAGTTACTGACGCGGAATGGGTGACTATAAAACACAGTAACAGAGAAACAGAAGAGAAATACATGTCAGTAAAAATTATGGTATATTATAGCTCAATACAACAATATGGTAATTTCGACGCTGACGATATAACTTATGATTTGGAGCAAATGATTCGTAAATCAACGGGAATGCCATTCATATTAAATTATGAATCAACTAATACCAATACACAATTTGATTGGTAATTTATTCCAAACTTTTAAGTCTATTTCTTAACTCACTTGAACTATATTCATGAGTTCTTTTGTTGAAGTGATACTCCATATGTAAATTGCTTCCTGTGAACGGTTTTCTCGTGTATTCATCACCTAAAATCCTGATGTCAATATTGTAGTTCTGTAGGATAGTTAGTAGCTCACTTTCGGTACTATAAGGTATTATTTCATCCACATACTTAACCGCAGATAGTTGTACCCATCTCTCGTAATACGATTGAACGGGTTTATTTTTGGTTGGTCTATCGGCTGTCGGGTCCACTTGTAACCCCACGATTAAATAATCACAAACTTCTTTAGCTTCCTTCAACATAAGGATGTGACCTGCGTGTAACAAATCAAACGTCGAACATGTAAATCCTCTTTTCATATTACAATTATATGAAAACCATTTCCCTCAGTCAAACCTTTTTATTATATTTGTCTTGTATGGATGGAAGGGTGATGAGTTAAGGTTGTTATTCTTCCCCGAGATAAACGAACAAACAATATTGAACCAACTTACTTCTCTTTCGGAATAACTCTAAAGGTCGCCACACGTTTACCATTTATGGTTGGCATACCGTACTCGTCTTTACCAATAGTTTTTACAGTTGTTTTCTTGTTTTTAAATCTCCCTGTATAAATTGTATCACCGATTTTTAGTGGGATATAAATCCCATCTATTCTATTTTCTTTACTCATATTAAGGATTTTATTAAACCTCAGCAATTAAAACTTTAGGAGTCATTCCCATCGCAGCAGCAGTACAAAGTCTTGTGTTACCAGCAACTAAATGGTATCTGTCGCCAAACTTTAATATCATAGGGCGACCATAATCTCCCTTAAGTAAGGATTTCTTTAATACTGAAGGTGGAGTCTTATCATATTTTTTAGCAACTTCTTCGGCCTTTTTCCATTCACCTTTCTTGATTTCAGTAGATTCAGTATTCTCAAGTTTAGACCAAATGTTTGGAGTGAAGTTAACTTCATTGGCTTTGTTAAATGCATTAGTAACGTCTTTGACTGTTGTCTCAAGGTCTCCATCTCTACTTAAATCTTGAACCGCTCTTTGAATTTCATCCATTTCTCCCTCAATGTATTTACTCTTTTTCTTAACTAGTTCATCTAACTCATCCAATAATTCTGAGAATTCATCATAATTTGCACTATGAATATAGTCTTCCAATCTGTCGTAGTTTCTGAATCCCATCTGACCCATATACTCAGGATGTCGTTTCATAAATTCTAAGAAATCATTAACCCCCGCAGACTTTGGAGATATCTCAGATAAAACTTCTTCATTAACGGTTTCCCCGTAAGTAACTTCACTAAATTCGGGATATTTCTTTTCAAATTTCTTGATGAATATCCCTGATAATACATTACACATATTTTCTTCAGGACCTCCAATATCTTGAATCTTAACATCATCTCTAACTCCCATCTTTTGATATTGGAATTCGTGAACCCATTCATGTGATATGGTTCTTAGGATGTCAATTAATAATCTTCCTTTGGCTAATACTACAATTTCGTTATCAGGCATTCTAACACCTGTGGTCATTGGAATATCACGGGAGTCAGTAAACGTAATACGAACTTCTTTATTTAATGGTGCTTGGGATTGTAAAAATTGAAGAAATTTCTTGATGACAAGGACTTCATTCTTCTTTGGAAACTCCCCCGATTTTTTTAAACATACTTTCATTACGAATAAATATCAGGGTAAAAATGTTTCTAGTCTATTTCTTTTAACATTTTCAATGCTTGGGCAATAACTTGATGCATATCGTAGTAAACATATGTCGCAAGTCTTCCCCCAAAATAATACGATTTAAGAGACTTTGTTAGTTCTCGGTACATCTCATAGGTCTTGGTGTTTTTGTCGTCTCTAATAGGGTAATACGGTTCATTCTCACCATTATAATCCGCAGGGTATTCATAACTAATAATAGTTCCTTTTTGATTCTGAGGGTCAAACCATTTGTGTTCAAGTATTCTTGTGTAAGGTGTGTCTTCGTCAGTATAATTAACCACAGGAACTCCTTGGAAGTTGTCAGAATCGAGTATCTTTGTAGACCAAGTAAGACTTCTATAATCTAATTTACCGAACCTGTAATCAAAGAACTTATCGATAGGTCCTGTGTATATGATTTTGTCTGCTAATGAATCCAAGTATTCTCGTTCTTTGAAATAATCGACCCCTAACCTAACCTCGGAACCCTCTAACATTTTATCAAATATCTGAGTGTAACCACCTATTGGCATCCCAGTATACTTGTCGTTAAAGTAATTACTGTCCCATGTAAATCTTACTGGGAGTCTTTTAATGATTGATGGCGGCAACTCTGAACATAGTTTACCCCATTGTTTCTCGGTATATCCTTTAATGAGTTTTAAATAGATATCTTCTCCAACCATAGACATAGCCTGTTCCTCAAGATTGGTTATCTCACCTTTAAATGTTTGGCCCTCTAAAATTTGTTTGGCCTCTGTTTCAGTAGTACATCCCCATAGTTGATTGAATGTCCACATATTGAATGGTAATGTGAACATATTCCCCTTGTAGTTTGCAATTACGTTGTGAGTATATTGTCTAAACTCAGCGAACTGATTAACGTAATCCCATATAAATTTGTCATTGGTGTGAAATATGTGGGCTCCGTACTTGTGTACGTGAATTCCATTTACATTTTCAGTGTAACAATTCCCACCAATAACATCTCTTTTGTCTATAACTAAACACTTCTTACCTTTCTTGGTAAGTTCGTGAGCACAGACAGAACCGAAGACTCCTGCCCCAACTATAAGATAATCATACTTCGGTTTCTTTATTAGTATCATTTAAAGTCAAAATTAACACTACTCAAATCTATAATAGGTTCATTTATCATTCTCTCAATACGTTCACGATATTCTTTTAAAAAGTTACTTGTGTTAAGATAACATCTATCTTCAATCAAGAATGTTCTATTTGGGAATGGATTATTATTCTCACTCATTCTATCAAGTATTGGAATTATTTCCTCATATCGATTTTGTCTTTCCAAACAATCTGATAAATGTAATAAATGTTCATTTCTACCAACACAAAACAATTCAGCCTTTTCAAAACAATCCATTGCTTTCGCAACATCACCTATAAAATTATAAGAGTGTCCCATCATGATTAACGCATAGTACGCCATCTCATCTTCTCTTGTTGGTTGTCCTTCTCCGAACCAATTGTGACTAACTTCAAGGAATCTTTCGTAATACCAAATAGACCTTCTTGCATACTCATCAGAGTGTTTCTTACCAAACGGTAATTCATGAGGACTACCGTATGAATCTGCATAACTTTTTGCAATGTACCATAGGTGATAGTGGTCTTCCAATACCGTGTTACCAACAACTTTATCCATTTCCAATTCAAGAGCGTCTTTAAGGAACTTTCTTGGTACATTCCATGTTTCACCATCTTGTCCAACCAAATGTCTAAAACCGTAAGGCATATGAATTCTTTGGAAATCTTCCCCTATTTCAGGTAAGTGAATAGTTTCGTGTCTCTTGTCGTGTTGGAAGAACCATGGTAAGTTGGCATTCCAAAACCAAGTTCTAAAGTATTTGGTATCACCAGCTTCAGCAACAATATTGTAACTATCAATTGATTTATTATCTAATATAGACCAATCAAAATCCTCATCAACTTGTAGTCTTTCATCTGCGTCCATTCTAAGAATCCAATCACATCCGTGGTCAGACTTTAAAGCTTCTTGAAGTGTATGGTCTCTGTTAAAACCAGGGAAATTCCAATCTGTTTGATAGGTAAAACCAGGGATGTTTTTTTCTTTAAAAAAAGCATCAATAATCTCTTGGGTGTTATCTTCTTTACCGTTACATTGGATGACGTAATAGTCAATGTGTGGAGCAACTGACTCCAACATTCTTGTAATAGTCGGAGCTTCATTCCCAACCATCGCATTTAAACAAATTTTTGTTTTCTTATTCATAAATGTAATTCATTACTTCTTCTTCTTCAAAATACTTACGAATAGGGGCACGTGTCTGTAATTTTTGAGAGTGTCCTTCTTCTTCAATCCAATTCCAATCATGGAATCCAAGTTCAAGTATTCGATTATGAATTGCCGTATCGTAGTAATCACGAATTAAACGGGCTCTTCGGTTTATATCATTTGCATTATTGTCAACAGTACTGTTCCTGTTGTTGTATTGATAATATAACACTTTTTTCACATGAATCATCCGTGTTTTCAAAAAAGTTCTTATAATAATTTCTAAATCATCTGCAACAGGCATATTTTTGTTGTGCCCGCCAATCTCGTGATACAATTTTCTTTCCCACATTCTTGCATGATTCGGCATTGAGATGTTAAACCTGATGGTTAGTGGATTGATATCAGGGTAATGGTGAGCAAGTATATTGTCCCCGTCTACATTAACCCATGAATGTCCTGCATATCCAAAATCAAAGAAGTTATCGTGTCTTGCGTACCAATTACCTGTCCAATCATGGTCGTAATGTTTGGGTTCCCCATCATCATACATTTCCGAACAGTTAGTATATAAGAACTTACCGTCAGGGTATTTCTCAATAGCCTCATTCGAAACATTCAAACATTCTTTTGTCAGATAATCATCGTGGTCCAACTCAACCAACCAATCTCCTTCACATAATATCGCAGCTCTGTGTTTGGCCAACCCAACATTCCCACCTGTTAAAGGATAAACTCTATTCAGTTTTACTCGGTAATCTTTACTGGCAATTTCTTTTAATAGTTTCCACGTCTCTTCATCAGGAGAGTCATCCACTACAACCCATTCCCAATTAGTCCATGTTTGATTCTTAAGTCCTTCATACGTTCTTTTAATCCTTTCACCTGTTTTATATACAGGAGTGAACATTGAGAATCGAGGTCGGATAACCTCACACGCACGGAATACTGATTGACAAACTATTATGTTTGCCAAAATATTATCTTCAACAAACTCATCCAATTGAATGTGAATTCTTCTTAATTGATGATGTGGTATATTAATATCACCACCCATCGATATTATTAAGTCAGGTCTATATTTTGAATAATCTTCAACTACAGAATCAGTATAAGGTAAAGAATAGATAACAACGTCATCAAAGAGTCCCTCTTCAAAATAAACGTCTGAGACTAATAATTCCTCACCTTCTTTATACCATCCGTATACTATTGCACTTGGTTTTTTTGTTTTCATTTAATAATCTCCATCGGAGTCCCATTCAGCTATAACAAATTCTAACTTTATCCCCGCCACATGACCGTAACGGTTCTTCCATGCAGTACCTTTAAGTCCTCCACTTGAAGAAAAGTAATGCTCATTCACAGAAAGTCCATTCTCTTTATCCTTTACTCCCTTCATTGCTGAACGAAGTCTTTCTATTGCTGATTCTTTTAAAATTTCAACCGTTGGAACACCTCTACTAAACCATTCCCAATTAAGGGATTCCATCGCATTACGACATTTTCTAAAATCAAAATGTCTTAACACGTCGTCAATCATTTTTTCTTCCATCATATGTTGCGACAATCTTTCCATATCGTAAAGATAATAAAATAAATGGAATAAAAAAACCCCAACTTTCGTTGAGGTTTATTAAATTAATTCCAAGTTCCTTGTGAGGTTATTGTTGGTGTACCGTTTCGGTCAATCATAACCCATTCTGCTTTGATGAGTCCCCATGGGTCAAAACATTTCATTACTTGTTCAAGAGTGAACTCCTTACAACTGTAGATATCAAACTGAACCATAGGTGGTTCTGCATTATCCCAAATGTGGATTGACGCGTGTGACGTTGCAAGTGTAACTGTTCCCGTCAGTCCTTCATTACCAGGGTCTGACACGTAAACACTTGTCGGACCTGCTACAACCTTCATCCCTACCGTCTCAACCAAATACGTAAACCATTTATTCAATAATTCCTCTTTCTTAGGGGGGTTTGTTACCCAACACTTAACTAGCAAGTGTTGATGGTAAGGTGTGAATTTTTCCATTAAAAATATGTACTTTTTTAATACATATATATCACTATACTAAGAAAAAACCCACACTTTTGAGGGTGTGGGTTTAATTTATTTTTACATGGTTCTCAAGATAGACTCTGTCATCCCTGTCCACTTTTTGATTTGGTTTTTAGGAACCCAAAATTCCATTTCTCCAATCTCCTCAACTCTCTTCAAGTAGTCCTCACGGAAACGAGTGGCTTCAGAAGCGTCTTTGATATAAGGAACCTTCATGTGAGCCGCACATATCTTACCCATTCCTGTTAACATTGAGAACTCATCTGTCAAGTCTCTCATACAAGAGGTGCAGATTTTACCACGTTTGATGGTCATTTTACCTGCGAATTTAACTGCCTTTACACTAACACCTAACAACTTTGTGATGTCCAATAAAGTTGGGTTGAACTCTAATCCGTAAGTCTCTTTCAACTGTTGACCAACTTTACGACCTATCACGATTGTCTCACCTGGAGTCGGCCAGTTCATACGGATGGTTTTCTCTTTGTCTTCTTCCTTTTGAATCTGAGCCAAAGCCGCTGACTTTTGTTTCTCAGTCAAAGTACCATACTTTTGGAACTTAGCGGCGATGTCCTTAACGAACGTGTTCTCACCTTTGTAGTCAACGATGCGTTTCATGTCTTCAGTCATTTCTTCAGTTTTAACGGTTGCAACTGCGTTAAGACATTTCTCAACAGCAGCTAATTGATTTGGAGTCAAACCGCCGTATCTTGATACTGCGTCTTTCATCTTGATGACGAAAGAATTTTGACCTTGGTAGTTACGTACTTTTTCGATGGTAGAGATTGTAGGAGTCATATGTCTTATTGTTTTTGTGAATACAAAGATAACTAATTCCCACAATACTGCCAACTATTTTTTTATAATAAATTCTACATTATTTTCGTCAAAACGAATTCCAACAATCTCTCCACCGTTTCCATTCTCATTGGCCTCCACCAACTCCATAAACTTCTTCAAGTCTACCGCTCTGTAGAAGATACCTCCTTGAGCCTTCTCACCATCAAAGGTGTCTTTCCAAAATATTGTATTCTCAAACATTGTCTTATCTTTTAATTGTCAAACCAAAATACTATTCTAATTTTCTCATCAAGTTCAGGTTTTGGTTCATCTCCCCAAACCCAAAACTCATCACGAACTCTCTTATCCATCTCATCTATGATAGGTTTTAAGACATCATATCCTTCTTCCCATTCACGTTTAACCCATGTGGTGACTGATGTGTACGCACACCATGTATCAGGTGTCTCAATCCCTTCATCAAGTAACTCTGCAGCCTCAGGTGAAATAAATCCTTCTCTCTTAACTACAGGGTGTAACCCTTGGTATTCCTTTAACTCTTTAAGAGTTAACCAACTGTGACTATGACCGTCACCATCCCATCTATCAGACTCTTTCTTAGTCACCTCACTGACATCCTCAGGTAATCCACGAGGGTCATCAATACTATCGTTACTATGGTCTCTAACACCCGCAAGAATCCCAAATAACGCATAGTTTCGTCCACTGTATAGTGACTCAATGTTCAACATTCTCTCCCCATCATCATTACCTTCTTGGTAATAAGGATTATATCTCCAATTGTCAGCATTCACCCACTTATCTTGTGAGTTGATTGACTTCTTAATTTCCGTAAATAAATGAATATCGCATCCCATAGTTAATATTTGAATAAGTTATTGAAAAAATCCCCGTGAGGGGATTTGTATTTTAGTTTTGAGTGAAGGCTTTGTCAGCCCAAGTCTTAGCTCCGAATTGAGACCAGATGTTCATGTCACACATGTCAGGGAATGATTGTCTCATATCTCCTACAGTCATCACTTCCAAGAACCCTTTGTCGATTGAGTACCATTTACCACCTTTGGTTGTGTAAACGTTCATCCAGTGACCGAACTCGTTTTTTACTTGGATGTTAACAAGAGAATTTTTAGACCATCCTTTCATCATGTCAGATGCAGTACCTTTACTGTCGTGGATGTTAATGAATCCCGCTTGACATTTGTTTGCGATACGGAACTCGTACTCTTTATTTACATCTTTGATGTGGTTGGAAACCATTACAGAGACTCTCTTGTTCTTTACTGTGGTGTCAAAAGAACCGTAGAATACGTCTCCTGCTAATGTACCTGTTGTTACTTTGATTACTGAAGGGGTAGTGGTGTTTGTCATATCTTTATCGTTTTGTGAATACAAAGATAATCAATATTTCTTAACCACCAAAATTATTTTTCATATCCCCAAAATTTAAATTGATGTTCTGTATACCCGTATACAATCTCTTTCATTTCGTCATCGTAGAATTGTTCCCAGTCCTCAATCTCTTTACCATGACTTGATAACATATCAATTTGAGATTCCGTTAGAACATCTAAAATAAATGGTAACTTCATCAAGTCATCTTTCATATGTTCCAATCTAATCACATAATCAAAAGGTTTGTTCCATTTTTCTATGACCACCATACTCATAGTTTGACCTCTTGGTAAGTCTTCGGTCAGATATTTTCTAAACCCTTCCTTACCTTTATCTTTTATTGGATGAAAAAAATTTTTAAAAAGTGAATATACTCTACCATATGGATTTCGGGCATTACATATAACTTTGTAATTGGTTCCCTCTTCATTTGGTTCAATAGCGTGATTATAATTGTAATACCCAAACTCATTAAGTACCTTACCATTACATTTGAAATCGTAATATGCAAGTACTTCAGAAACCTTTCTACTACCAGTTCTTTCAGGAGCAATCCACTGATAGTTATATTTTTTTGAAATATTATTACCCCTACTTTTTACGTTAGACATGTTTACATGTGTTAGGTTGAAAACATCCTTGTCCACCACCTTCAACATAACCTTCCCTAAGGTCGATGTGTGTTGACATGGTATAAGGACTCTCCTTACCACATATAACACATTTGTCATATTGTGTTTGACCCTCAAGCACACATTTCAAATGGTCATACCCAACAAGATAATCATAATCAATTTCTGATGTATCTTGTTTACAGATAGAACAGGTCCACGACTTATTTACAGACGCAACAAGACCTTCTTCATCTATGGTTAAGGTAAAGTGTTCATCATCGAATTGAGGTCCCTCAAAATCTCTTCTAGCTTGCCAATATTTACTTCGGGTTAATTTACCCAATTCATTATCATTTGGCGTAGATAATATTTCATCTTCGGTTAGTGTAACTTTAATAGACATAGTATTATTATTTATGTTTAAATGATAAATGACCGAAATACAAAAATAAATGTATTTATTATTATGATTAACGAAGAAGTTTTAACAGAGAAGTTAAAGTATTTGATTACCACGAATGCGAAACTTAAACAGTTTGATGTGATGAAAATATTCATTGACTTTGAATATGCCGACCAAAATCGTCAAAAATTAGGTGCATACGACGTAGACGTTCAATTTGATTACGAAGGAATTTTAGATTTTGATATGTATAATTTTGCACACGACATACAAAGGATGTCTGAGAAACTTAGAGATGTGGTAAACGAATATGTAATAAGCCAAGAGGGTAAAATAGTTAGTAGAGAAAATTCAAATTGCTATACAACAGAAGCCATGGTTTATCACATTAGTTATGAAGTCGACACAAAACACGTTTTCAATTTAGGTTATAAATTCCACTACGAAGAAGAATAATATGAATGATAAATTAAAAAAATTAGCGTCAAAACTGTCAGAATTAATACCTAAGTCAGAAACACCTCAACAGGTATATGATGGACTAATCCTTGTAATGCAAAAACAATCCGATTACTTTAAGTATTTGGGTCCTGATAATGTTGTTAAGTTAACTTTATACATATATTCGTTTAAGACCACAGGTAAATTTAATGTTGGTGACACTATGATTTCATCATTAGGGTTTGCCAACGTATTCACAACTGAAGGTACTGAATACGTAAAAACATGTGATTCATGTGATGGTGAGGGTGAACTTGATTGTGAATATTGTGATAGAGGTGAGGTTACATGTGAGACGTGTGACGGTACTGGTGAGGTTACATGTGAAGAATGTGATGGAGATGGTAGAGAGATGGGTGACGGAGAATGGGAAGATTGCGAAGCGTGTGATGGTACAGGTAACGGTAAATGTTCTGATTGTGGTGGAGAAGGTTATTTAAGTTGTGATAACTGTGATAGCGGAAAAAATGAATGTTGGGAGTGTAGTGGTAACGGTGATGTTGAAACAACCCAACTTAAATACGACGCATATTTTGTTGCAACATGGAATAGAGACATTAATAGGGACTTCTCACTAAATGAAAATAGTCAATATCCTGCATTATCCGAATACGAATTTGACAGATTAAGAGACGAATATATAGTATTAACCTATGAAGACGATGGCCACGCTGAGTTTCAAGACTGGGTTAAAATCAATGAAGTGTATTGTACATTCTATTCCGACGAACCAAAATTAAACTTAACTGAAAAAATGAGAGTGGATAACAGAGCCGACAGTTACGAACCTGATTACTACACAACGTAATATGAGTAATTTAAATAGATTTTTAAAAGTATTGAATAAGGTTGGTTATCCAAATCCTGATTTAGATTCTATTATTAGAATGGTAGACTATAACTTAGAAGACTTTTTACCTGATTTAGTTGAAGAAGTTGGTGAAGAAGGTGCCGATGACTTTATTGAAAGAGCGATAAGCAAAGTATATAATGGTGATAAAGGAATTAGAGTTACAGTTAATGATGGAGACTATGGTGAATACGCATACATCAAACTTGAGGAACCTCACATTTCTTTAGAGAATGACGATACAACAGTACTTTCGAGGTGGAGTTGGGGTGACACTAAGATATTAACTACAGGTGAGGATGGTGAAGAAACTTACAAAACCATGGAACAAATATCTGACGATACTGACATGGGAGATTGGGCAGAATATGAAGAACTTGTTGAATACATAAAAACTAATTGTAATGACTTTATGTATAGAAATTGTGGGTTTGGTATTTGGTGGGATGAGCAATAAAAAAGGAGAGACCGAAGTCTCCCCTTAGGGCCGTACCGATTTAGTACAGATTCCACCACCAAGTTTTATCTAACTTGGAAATCTTGGTCTTTTAATACCTTATTAATTATAGATTCCAAATCTTTCCCTGGCATGTATCCAATAACATCATCAGTTGCTTCAGGGTAAAAGAATTTTGTAACAAAGTCCCCGCTTTCTTTATCAAAAATTGCAACCTCAAAATCATTTATAAAATCACCGTATAACCCTCTTGCCCCACCAACAATAGAAAAACCAACGTTATTGTTACCAATTCGTGTTACTCTTCCTCCCTTCATTACTGGATGTGGTTTGGATAAATCTATGATGTCTTTAACAGTAATCATTTTTTATTTCTTATTTGTTTTAGTTTAACTTCTAATAGGTCAATATTGAACTTATCAGTCCTTGTCTTATTTGGTTTATCGTTTAACTCTTTAATTAACCCAAGAACTTCTTCCTCCTCCGTCTTTTCTTTTGGAACTTCAGGTGGTAATACGTTTTGTATTTTTTGGTTTGCATGATGCTCACCTAACTTATATGCTCCATATAGAAGAGCTCCCGCTCCCGCTATCTTTAAGAGATTCCCGAATAATCCTTCTTGTCTCATTTTGTTTCTAACGCCTCCATTTTAGATTTATTAATAAGGTGTTCTGCCAATGTGTAGTTATCAACACTTGTTGTGATGATAGAGTTGACCAAGTGTTTGTGTGGAACGTGAACCAAGAAGTCAGTACCGTTGAAGAACGTTAAATCATTCTTAAGTTCAATACATCCTTGAACCATCTTCAAAAACAATTTGAATTGGGTAGAGTTAACGAAAGTTTCGTTTAATAATACTCCGAAGGTCTCGTGTTGAATCTTGATGTTGTGTTGAGGTAGGTTCATATCTTTATCGTTTTGTGAGTACAAAGATAGTGAATTATCTCCAATAAACAAATTAGTTCCTATATTTTTCTAACCTTGGGTTATTAAGTAGGTGTTTATATCTTGGCAAATTCTCTACAATCTCTTGGTAAAACATTTTACAGTCACTAATCCTAACCTCTTCATTTAGATTATACAATACTTTCCTGGTCCACACATGCCACCAATTTAAATTATCTTTAGTTTTGTCGTGGTCTATTTGGTAATAATACCCACAGGCCAATCCAACATTAGGGTCATACCCTTCATGGTCTGCCAAGAATACTTTATCTGTTAAAGTTTGTACTTTCGCATTGAATCTTCGTAAAACCTGTCCAAATAACCCTTGGTCTGTAACCAACCAAAACCATTCAGGGATTTCATCTTTAGTATCAACGGCTTCTATATGGTCTTTAAGATATTCTTTTTGAACCTGGCGATTATTGATGTATAAAAACGAAGTGTTTGGTATCATCATCTTATATGAATAGTCTGAAGGTGGTGACCAATGTTTTATTTGTGAATATTGTTCCTCATTAGGATAGTAATACCCTCGTGGTATTTCCCAATATGGTATTGTTACATCAGATTGAAACACCCATTCAGGTAATTTTTCACGAATGATAAAATCTAAATCCATAAAACAAAATGGTCCCTGTTCCATCCCAATACAATAGGATTTACCTGAAGTCCAAAACTGTGCAGCGTCGACCTCATTATAATTTTCCAACGTGTTCGTATCTATTTCATCCCAAAGGTCTACCATGTTATTTTTAACATAATATTTTAATCCATCTCTGTCTGTAAATAATTTTGTTTTTCCGTTAAACTCTCTCCAATACCCGACAGATAGTATTGTAAATAGTAACTCTTCATCAGTAGTAATGTACTCTTCAGATTTTTGTTCTCTTTGCATTTTAAATGCGTGACCTCTCAATCTAGCTCGCTCTTGGTACGGTTTCGTCCAATTAACAAAAACACCCTTCATTTATATCTCGTTTGGAAAGTTTATTAAAAACATTTAATTGTATTTCATCAATAATAACATTATTGGTTTTAGTAGTACATCGTTCAATTTCATTCATACAAAAATTATCTTTAATAATCATATTTGTTTTGTGGTCCCCATAATGATAAAAGTGGTGCCCACAATTTTCTAAGTTCAACCCGATAGATTTAACTAAATTATCGTTAGTATTAATTGGGCAAAAATTGTCAATTAAGAGGTTACATTTTTGATTGTGTTCTTTTGAAAGTTGTCTTAACATATATTGTTCAACGAACATCATGAATTTACTATTCTCAACTTTACTTAGGTTATTAGGTAATATTTTGTAGTTAGACCTCATATAACTAATAGCTAAGTCACAGTAAAGATTCTTAAAACTTTCATTTTTTAAGAAAAGAAATGAAGTATTGAAAGCGTTATAATCCCACGGTAATCTCCAATCTAAGTACGTATAAGACATCGCATATTGTGGAGTCATATAGAATTCATTTCTAATGTCCTCCATCCATAAACAACTTAAATCCGATTCGAATACATTAAACTTTGTAATGTCATCGAATATCCTAAAATCTAAATCCAAAGTTAATGTTGGCCCTTCGATAGACCTTTGAGCAATTATCTTACCTGCAGCCCAATAAACAGTTTTATTAATCCCACACTCTTCATCTAATAAAGTTTCATTAATCTCATCAAATAAAGATAAGAATCCAAACTGTTCGTAGTATTTTTTAGTGTATTGGTCGACAAAGAATATTGTCTTGAAGTTAGGGTAGTAATGTTTAATAAATAACAAACAAGACAGAGTACATAGTACTTCTGCCTTGGTTTGTTTGAACGTTCCGTCTTTATTAATATCTTCAGCAACCCAAATTACAGTCATGGGATAAAAATAATCAATACCCTAAGATAAATAAAGGGAGACAGTCTCACTTTATTTATTCTAAAATTAGTTGACTTGGGTTTCTATCTCCACCGTCCGTAATTAGACGGTATGTTTTTATTTCGCCTAAATCAGGAAAGCTAATCTGTTCTACTGTAATACCCCATTTGGAAACTTGTTCATTAACTTCTGGCATAACTATCAATCCTAAGTCAACCAATTCTTCCCACATAGTGTTTTCAACCATATCTCTAATAACACCTTGAGTTGTATCAACAAGTACATCATTAGCATGCATTACTCCTAATAAAAACTTCTTAACATCGTGAATGTGATACCTAACAATACTGGTCAATACAATTGACTTATCATCGAAAGATGTAACCGTTTGTGGTTTCAAGTTTACCGTTTGAGTAATGACAGGTGTAGTAATAATTTGGTCAAAGAATGGAATCTTGAAATTTAATCCAGGTTTCACAATTCTTTTAAACTTACCAGTAGTTAAATGAACCCCTTCTTCCCATTGGTCTACAATTTTGAACGGAAGAATGTCATGAATAAAAGTTACAAAAAGGTCAATAAATTTGTCGAACATATATTTTGGGTTTGTTGAACAACAAAGATAGGACTTTTTTGGGACTTGTCCAAATAAAAAACCCCGACGTAGAAACGTCAGGGTTAGTTGGCATTCAGGTTGAGAATACACCTTTCAATGAGAGACTTTACAGGAGATTATTTATTTCCTCCGATTTCCACTTCCTTTTGAGAAGTACCTCTCAGTCACGGTCAATTAGATTAACCAATCCTAAAGTCGTAATATACTCTATTCTTACTCATCACTCTTCTAGGTTGCCACCCAAACTCATCCTTGCGGGATTAGAGAACTTTCAAAACAATCGTATCGGGTTTGGGACCCTTTACGGCCATGAACAACTCATGACTAAGTAGTGACCTGTCTACCACGACTGACGAACACTTTTCCTTTTAGATTTTTAGTTTTCACCATTGAAAGTAAAAGTTTGATTTGTGGATGATAGATGTAGCGGTCCGTCAAACCAGTCATCCCATCTTTTGAACGAGACGATACTGAACTACACCTTGAAGTCTCCCGACCTCCATATTTCAAGTCTACTTCATAACTCCTACCTTGGTAGGTGAAGAGTAAGGAGAACAACAGCACCACCTGTACGAACTCTTACCTTTCGGTTTTAAGCTAACTTTAATATTGAACTCCGCAATTGTATAGTTGGATAACTATACTTCTCACAACAGTTCTACAGGTTACTCTTGTTGGTGTTCCCACCTCAACCAAACGACCCACATCGCTCGGTCATCAAATCACTTTCCCTATAGTGTTACCCTCGGTACTTAAGACTCAATGATGTCCTGCCTGTCTACTCGAGTTCCCTTTCGGAAACCGCAACTCACCCTAATCGAGAGTGAACCACTTTATACCACTTTCATGGTTTATTTTATGGACTATAGACCGCCCAATTTCTTTATCTTTGTCTCAGAATCAACCCGAAGGTCTCATCATCAACATATTTTAAGAAAATATTTTATATTCAAAGAACGTATTCAAAATTAATGAAGGAGGAGCTGACCTTACCGAAGTAGGATTTCAACCCTCTCCTTCATTTGTTTCACAAAGGTAGATGAAAGTTTTGAGACTATCAAATTTTTATGAAACTTTTTTTTGACTGATGATTTTAACGAATTCATTCTTCCTTGATAGTATCACCTAACTATCTTGTTGACCCCCTACTCTCAATAGGACGGGCTAATTCGTCTGTTTGTCAAAGAAACCATCAGTTTTACCTGAAAGTTTGTTTTGGGAGGAAACCTCGATTTTACGAACCTATGGTCAACCTTTCCCAATTGTTTTACAAAGATATGAAGAACTTTTCAATTAATCAAATAGTTTATAAAACTTTTTTTTGTGAAATTTAATTCACGTTGTTGCGGGAGATGGATTCGAACCACCGACCTAAAGGTTATGAGCCTTCCGAGCTACCACTGCTCTATCCCACGATATATCTTAAATGATTACTTCCCACTTCCCCACGGTCACCTATCCACGTCATGCGCTGGTTGTACCAGCGGGTGTAATCAATATTTTAATGTTAAAGAACTTCTGATAAAAAATCCCACAAGATTAAGAAGTTTTCTCAAACTCCACACTCATGGGATTTGTTTCACAAAGATAGGAAAGAATTCTCATTCTATCAAATCTTTTTTTATTGTGAGTTTTGGGGGTGTTGACCTTTCGGTCGAGTTATATAAATATATCCTTATTCCCCAAAGGTTTTACAAAGATAAAAAATATTTTTAAAAAATCAAAACTTTCCCCATTGAGATTTATGTTTATTTTCTTCCGAGATTTTAAATCCCAACCAAATCTCTTTCAATATTGATTTAATCTTTTTCATAGTATTTATTAAGTATGAAGGTCAAAATTAATGAAAATATCTTTAATGTCAAAACTTTAATTGACAAAAAATCCCAATCAATAGGTATGATGGGTAAAACATTTGACGATTCGTTTAATGGTTTATTATTCTTAATGGAAGGTAATAAACAATGTTTTTGGATGAAAAACTGTATTATTCCTTTAGATATAATTATTATAAAGAACAATGTTATTGTAAATATACATCACGATTGCCCTCCATGTAATGATGAATTTGATTGTCCTTCCTACTGTGGCAACGGTAATATTGTATTAGAAATTGAGGGCGGTTCTTGTGAAATACTTAATATCCAAGCTGGAGATAGTATTACTTACGACCTATCTTAATCTTCAGAAGAATTCTTAGACTCCGCAATTTTTTCTTTTAATACTTTTTGGAATTCGTTTGCAATCATTTTTGTAAACTTAACAGATGGTGAATCATCTTTTTCAGAATCATATCTATACTGTCCTTGTGGTGGCCTCTTTCCTCTACCTAAGTAGTTAAGTCCCGATATGTTAGTAATACATTTGTGTCCACCCGAGTTGGATTGAATAAGGTCCCAAGCATTGATTCCAATTTTGTCCATCAATGAAATTTCTTCTTCAGATAATTCACTGAATGGTTTCTCCATCATTTCCTCAATTCTACCTAATATCTCTTCTCCTCCATCCATAAACATGAATTTACCACCGTAAAGAGCATCAAAATCTTTAAAGGTAAACCCAACACTTTCAGGTCCTGTACTTGTCTCACTAACCCACTTCATAGTTGATAGTGGTATCTTTCTCTCCTTTAATTGGTCTTTCCACTTACCGATTACCTCTTGAGCTATTTCCCCAAGATTAACACCTTTAAGTTCTCTTTCTTTCTTAAATGGATTACAAGAAGCTTGAACAAGTCCCATCGGCCACGCCATGATGAGAAAGTCTGCTTCAGGATTATTTCTGAATGGTGTATATCTGTCGTAAGACCCAGGTTTAAACATACTACCCCCACCATATTGGAAGATAATGTTATCAGACACCGTTGGGTAGTCCTTCATTTTGTCGGCATAATCTTGCGCATTTTGTTGTAAGTCTTCAGGTTTTGCTGCGTTTGTTCTTGTCATCCAAGTTTTAATGTTATTAAGTATCGACATTAAAGATGGTTCAGAATCCATAACCAAAGACTCTAAGAATCCTGGTTTGTTTTTAAACGCTAAAAGTAATTTGTTGATTACTAACCCCAATAACATTTTGTTTCTTTGGAGTGAGGAATCTTTATCTATTCTGTAAATGTAGTTAACTACCTCTTGTGGTGTTATGTCATGTTTGGCATAATCCGCAGAATCCACAGTATTGATTAGTAAAATATCTGACGATGGGAATAAATCAGTTGGTGACACGACTTGTGAGATTGTCTCGACATTTGAACGAGCTCCTCTAAATTGTTTTGATGTTCCCTTCTCAACCCCAACTTGTTTGTCGTGGTGGTCAGTGTGAATTACAAACATTGGTTTACCGTGAGCAAAGTCAACAAGGACTGGCATTATATCACCTTGAGCATCATTCTTTTTAACAGAGAACTCTTTGTCACCGTATTGAATGATATGTGCACCTACAACATCAATACCATTATCTTCAAGGTATTTCTTCATTGCGATTGCCGTTGTTACACCGTCCAAATCTTGGTGAAAATAAATCTCCGCCTTTTGATATCTCTCCTTAAGGGCGTTGATATTTCTAAGTCCTGTTTCTGATAATATTCTTTTCATTAATTAACTAAGTTTGTCACCAATCCAACTAATGATTTTATCAAAAATATCTTGGTTTAATCCTAATTTATGTAAGGCTTTATATGTGTCAGGTCCAGCAATTCCATCAGGATTTATTTTTTCAGCTTTTTGAAACATTTTAAGACCTTCGACTGTTTTTGGTCCCCATAACGCATCTACTGGTACTTGATATAACTTACCGTTAACCATCACCTTTTTCATTTTGAAGTAATCATTAAGGGCTGTTTGAAATTCAAACACATCCTGTCCACTCATTTGATTTTGTTCCTTGATAACTCTCTTAACGATATTAGTTAAATCAGACTCTGTTAGTCTTATAATTTTCTTTGCCATTTTATATTATTTAATTTTAATTTACATTCCAGGGATTGGATTCATTTGTCCTGTAAACAATCCTCTTAAAAATTTAGCTAATGGGTCGAGATTCGGTTCTGAACTTGTGGATGAAGACGTACTTTGTTGATTATTTGTTTGACCTTCAACTCTTTCTGAACCAAATTGGTCTTCAAAGTTTTGTTTAGCTTCAGGTGTTTGATTATATTCATCAACTTTTTTCATAAAATTTTCATCACCCATTTTTTTAGATAATTCTTCCGCACCTACCCAGTTACCTAAACCAACATAATCAAGGAATCCTAACCACCATTTTGTAGATTGCATTAAAATTCTTAATCTTCTTTGGGATGGGCTTCTAAATAATCTTGGAATCCCCCCAAAAAATACATTTGTAAAGAATCCTGGTTTAGTAAGAGTGGCGGGATTAAATACTTTTTGAGTTTTAAGATAATTTTTTAGAAGTTCAACATCTTTGACAGCGGCAGTTCCTTTTTGGAAGTTTTTTGCAAGAACCCCAGCTCTTTTTTGGAACATAACACTTTTTTTACCAGCATTACTTAATAATTGGAAATAACTTTTTATTGTGTTTTTCATTCCTTTGAAAGGTCCTGCAGGTATTTCATCAATTGTTTTAATAACTTTCTCACCGAAAGACCCTCCCATTTTCTGAAGGAAAGTTCCTATTACACCTGGTTGTTTGGCTAACTGTTCTATAGTTTCAGTGGCTGCTTTATATTCTTTACTACCTACAGCAGCTCCTTTAGAAAGTTTTATTGCAGACTCTAAAGCCTTAACAGATGGTCCTCCAACTTTTAGTGCCCCCAATACAGGTTTTGCTACAAAATCACCTGCATATGGTATTGCCCCAACAATTGATAAAACTCCAAAAAGAGTATCTCCTTGAATAAAGTATGATGTTGCATTGACAATATCAACAATAGGTGTTGGGTCAATGATACCCAAAATATCCATTACTGTATTGTACCAAGCGGCTTCGTTAATCAGTTCACCATTCTCATCTGTATGTTCTGAAAGGGTGTTCACCTTAATTAAGGCAAGTTGACGTTCAGTAATTATAATTTCAGCCATTTATAGTTTTCTTAATAAATATCGTAGAAACAAAAAAAAGGGTCATGTGACCCTTTTATTATAAATCTAATTCGATTTGTTTTTTCTTATCTATAAAGACTTGTACTCTATCTTTAGCAACTTTCGAATAATTCTCACTTAATTCAATACCAACCCATCGTCTTCCACTAACCTCAGCAGCGACTAAACTTGTACCACTACCTACGAAAGGGTCAAGTACCACGTCATTTCTATAGGTTAATATTTTGATGGCTTTCATTGGAATATCCATTGAGAATGTTGCCTTAGTCTGTTGTTTGGTGTCGGCAAAGTATTCCCATTGACCATATACCAAGCTCATAAACTCTTTCTTATCTTCATCTTGATACATCATCTTTTGCTTGATTGTACCATCCTCTTGTTCTAAATCAACCAACTCACCTTTCCATTGCGGTTCTCCCTTAACTTTCTTAATCCTGTCTTTCTTATAAGCCAAGATGACACATTCTTTTGGATTGTATATGTAAGGACTGCTCGGTGACATCCATGACCCCCACGCTGTAGTCTTACTTCTATGTGGTGAGTTCTCGTCAAGGTCAACAAGTCCGTAGAATTGAAACCCTACTTTTTTCATTATACTCCAAAACTCAGACATGAATAAAATTCTACCGCCTCTGTCTTGAACGTTAACTTCATAAGGAATGTTAACCGCAATCCTACCGTCATCTTTTAATAGACGATATGACTTAGATAACCATTGTTCTGTGAACTCCCAATAGTCTTCCATGGTCATTCTATCATCATGACTATCATAATCAATACCTACGTTGTAGGGTGGAGAAGTAACCACTAAGTCAACCGTAGACTCAGGAAGTTTTCCCATTTCAATAATACAGTCTCCTTGAATGATTCTATTTGTTTCTAACATTATAATTTACCTTCTTGTTTTAATTGTTCTCTTATTTTAGTGGCTGAGATATCACTCACCTCTTGTGGTGGTAAATGTTCTATGATATCATATCCAACTCCTCTTCCGAAGTTTACCGATTCAACATCAGGTATTACCATTACAATAACTCTTCCCTCATGGATTAAGTTAAACAATTTAATGGTGATATTATCATGTACCTCTTGTGCGGTAAATGGATTCTGTTCGTTAGGTTCAATGTCTCTAATACAAATTAGAACATTCTTACCTTGTTCAAGTCGTTGGTCAATTAACCACCTGTGTCCATCGTGCCATGGTTGCCATCTTCCGATAAACATTGAGAACTGTTTACCAGGATTATTCTTTAATTTAGGGTCTCCCTCTATGTGTATCTTTTCCATTAGATTTTTAATTTCCTCCTTAATTCTAAAAAAGTAACATATTCACTACTATCGGTTGTATCACAATCAACAAAAAATGTTAAAGGTTCTTCATAGTTTACGTGAAATTGTTCTCTCCCTCGAATGTTTTTAGTGTGAACATATATTTCGGTTAAGTCATCTCCCATCTCAACCTTAAATTCTTCTCTTTGGTCTCTGTATGGTGAAACTAATGATACAATTACCGTATAACCTTTATGATGTAAAAACTTAGCCAAGGTTTGAGCCCTTTCAATATTTTTACGTCTACCCTCTTCACTATAATCTTTATTGACAAAGATATCTCGAAGGTCATCTCCATCAACAATGAAGGATTTGTTAGGGAAACTTGCTTGTATCCAAGTCGCCAATGTTGTCTTACCAGCACCAGGTTGTCCCGTTAACCAATAAATCATTTCTCTAAGTTTTTAATCTTACGGTCCAAATAGAAAGCAGCCTTCTTTAGGTCTTCTAATTCTTTTGCTTGGTCTTTCTTACCCGCCCTTGCAACATACTTAACTACGTTGAAGATGTAAGCGTCTTTATCAAGTCCCCAAGCCTCACATACTTTTATTACTTCGTATGGATTGTTTTCCCCTCCGTAGTGATTGGGATGATTTACCATTTCGTTTGCCATTGTTACTTTATTACTGTGGTGTCTTTTATTTCGCTGTGGTCGTATGGGTACGACTTCAACTGTTTTTTATAGTACTCCATCTCAAGACTATCTCTGAGATACTTAACTCTATCGTGGTCCATTCTTCTATTCACAGATGGTTTGTCAGTAAACAAAAACACCAATGTAACAAACGCCACCATCATTAAACCCATTAATATAAAAAATGTGTTATTTCTCATTACTTTTCTTTCCTCTCTTAGTCGTTACTTGGTCGGTTACTTGTTCGGTTACTTGTTCGGTTTTTTTACCTCTACCTCTACCTGTATAAGCTTTCCATTCTGATTTTGGACAATAAGCCCAAACACCTGTACTAACTTTTGAGATAGCTTCTTTCTCTTCCGTTCTGATTATCTCTCCAATCTCTCTTGAGTTGGTTTTCTTGATTGTTTTAATGCACTTCATTGGTTGTTTCCTCCGTGTTTAATTGATTAATGATTATTAGGATTTCTTCATCAGATTTACCTTGACAATATAAGTCGTGAATGAACGCACTTGTGTCATCTTCAAAATGAAGCATATCACTCTTACCATAATATTGTTTTAGTTTTCCCTCTTTAAGGGCGTCGATACATCTATCAAGTACGACCCATCGTTTGTTGAATCCCATGGGTAAAGTATAATAAACTTACACTTAAGAGTCAAAATTATTACTTATTTTTTCAAAATTTACTATTTGAAATACATAAGACATAATTTTTCTTTTCATGATTGGTACCATGGTTTCTTCCATTGGGAATTTTTGGGAACATTTAAGTTCGAAGATTGGTAGTTCTTTATAAAACTCGGTTGAATTCCATGTTGAGAAAGTATCAAGGACACTAGTCATTGTAAGTTCATCAACAGGTCCGTTATAAATTAAATTAAGATAAGTCTTATTGTTTTGCTTATCTGTTTTTGGTTTTCTGATTTGATATTCCCATACAAATAATGTCTCAGTTTCTTTTTGATAAAAGAAAACGTATCCTGAGCCAGAGACTAAACCTTTTTTGTTTTTCTTTAATTGTACGTCAATACTATCATATGCAATATTCCATATTGCTTTAGCCATATTGAAGGCATCGAACAACTTACTACCTGAGAACTTAATAGTTTCATTCAATTCTTTTTCCTCATCTTCAGTGAGTTCTCTTGGTTTCTTGGGTATAAGTTCCTTAACTAGTATTTCGTCATCACATGATTCGAATTTTTTATTAGTAAGTAATAATGTGTTTTCCTTAACTATTGATTGTAAGTTTGCCAAATGAAGGGATATCTCAACAAAATCAGGGTATACTTCCATCTTATCAAAACCTTTTTCGCATTTCTGTATGTAATCCAATAAAGTGTATTTATTGTACTCAAAATCCAATGGTTCTTTAAACATCCATTCAGGATTTAATTTAAATGCTATTTTTTTCTTTCTACTCATATTACAATTATAAAATTAATGAATCATTAATCAATTCTCATTACATAAAATAACTTCTCCCCAACATAAATTTCATCGGCAGTTCCGTCGTAACTATTAATCGTGTGACCATAACCATCAGCCTCAATTACTCCTTCAATAAACTCATCTTTATCAACATATTCTGACCAAGATAATCCGAAGCTCTCCATAAAAGATTCTGGGTCATATCTAACATCACTAACTAAATCTTTGATTTTATCATCAATTAAATCTTCAGGGAAATCACCATCAGGGTCCTCCTCAATCTCTTCAATTTCAGCAATATACTCTTCAGATAATTCATTTAATTCATCTATCTTCTCTTGAATGTCATCATCATTCTCACCGTCCATTTGCTCCTCTAATCGAGAAATTGTGTTTGCGTTATATTCAATTCGTTTTCTTAATATTTCAATTGTTTCTTCTTGTTTGTTGGACAACATTCGTTCGCTGTCATCAAAATAAGAGTCAGGGCTATCATTAACATCTTGATAATACACATCTTCAGCGTAACTAATGATTGCCTCTGTATCTAAGTATTGTCTTGCGAATCCCGCATTGAATCCTTCATATCCAATATCATCTATTAAATTTTCAATGTAATCCTCACAACTTGATTTCATTTCATCGTCATCACCAACAGCGTATTTGTTATTACTAACCGAACTATCTATAACCTCAAATTCAGTTGTATCATAAAACCTACCAGTTGGTATTATATGGTACACATCAATATAGTCAGCGTAGTTATCCAATTCATCTTCAAGTTCACTTATTTCATCCAATAAATCTCCTCTTAATTCTTCGTCGGCATCGTATTCATTATTGAGTCTTTCTATCTCATCATTAATTCTTTGTATCTCTATTCGGTCATCATTACTTAATATACTAACCCCCTCGTTATCTACAAGGTATTCAAGTAAGGCATATGCTTTCAAACCTTCATCTGGTGTATTACCATCAAGAGCCCACTCATTTTCATCTCTTCTATCTTGAGCATCATCTCTTAGTGATTGAACTCTTTGTTGTTCCCTTAATTTTTCAAGTCTATCTTTTTCTTTTCTTGCGGCTTCTTTATCATTGTAAATTTTAAGTTGGTCTGTAAACTCTTGTTGAAGATATCCTGTCACATTATTTAATATTTTATCTAATGTTTCAGTTCCATGAATCCAACCAGTTCTAACGTACTCGTCCTTTGCATCATAATAGATTTTATCTCCGTCAAACTTTCTTAATAAAGCAACTTTATAGAATGGGTCATTAGTTGGTTTACTTCTATCTATGATGTAGAATAACTTACCGTCTTCGTTATATTTTTTAAAGTGAGTATCTGTTTCAGCGGCGGTACACCACTTAGTACCTTTACCATAATAACAAGATGCATCATGGTTTAATGGATTAACAACAAAATAATTCCCATCATCATAAACAACATTACCACCTTCAACTTTTTTAATGTCTCTTCTAGATTTTCCTTCGTAGTTAGTAATGGCGGTAATTAACTCTTCTAAAGTTTGATATTGGGTAATATCTGTTTTAGGTAAATTAGTTGAAATCTTTTCAAATTTCTTAAGGGCTTCACTTAATTTTATAAAGTTGTCATTGAAGTTAACCCCATCTATCACTTTACCCGCCCATTGAAGGAACTTGGGTGTGATTTCAGAGACTATTCTCCCAATCATTTCGGGAGAAAACTTTTGTCCAAACTTATTTTTAAAGTCGTCAACCCTACCTTCTTGTATTAAATTTAAAAAATCCATTAATCTTTTATTTAATAAATATCTTTCGTATACTATTATTGTCCTTAGGAACTATTTATAATAATAAACAATTTAAAAAACATAATTATATGGGATGCGGATGTAAAAACAACAATCAAGCTCAGCCACAAACACAACAACAAGTTCAAGCGGCTCAAGTTGTTAAACAACAACAATCTGAGAGTATTAAACAAGCGATTAAGAAGACGGTTGAGAAGTACTATAACGTAAATAAAACAAGCAAGTAATTGATTCTTAACGAATTTACTCAGGGGCGATGAAAATTGCCCCTTTTTTTGTATTTATTACATATGGACTTCAATGATTTAGTAGAAAAATTCAATAATGGAGATTTAGACGTTAAACAATACTTTAACGACTACGAAACATTTTTCAATATATTGAAGAAACGAGGTCTTATGGGTGAGATTGACCCCAAAGATGCAACTGATGGTGAGGAGTGGCAAAACGAATATCTAATATGGTTATATCATAATGATAAAGATGCGTTTAACAAATGGGTTTTATCTTTGGTAAATGATGTTGTTTACAAAGATGGTATTTATTATTTAGATGTTGATGACAGGAGTGAACTATGTAAATTGTTTTGTGATGGAGGTAGAAATGATATCTCACGAGATACTATCGAAAGTATTCTTAGTGGAGAGAGTGATTGGGAACCTTATTGGGACACAACCGACAATGTTTATAGAGATGTTGTAGAAGAACTGAATGAAGACAATTTAAAACGTTTTAACGAATATGTTGTTAGTTCTCTTGAGGGTATAGGAATTGAACCTGAAACCGAAATATTATCTGAGATTGCTGAGGAACAGGGTAATCCTGAGGTGGCATATGTAACCCTCGAAAACGTTGCTAAGGTTATTAATAGTGAGGAAACAATGGATTACTTATTCAAAAATGAATTGTCAGACCTTAAATCAGAACTTTATTCAATTCATAGTGGTGCATATAATAACGCATATGAAAGTGAAGTTTGGAGAAGTGTCATGAACGAACTTGGAACTTATTTTGTAGGATATGGCGAGTTTGTTACAAGACCACATAGATATAAGAAAGATACTCAAGTTCAAAACTTTGTAATACCAATAGCTAATTTTGAATCAGATATTATTGGATTTTTAGAAGATGGTAGAGGTTATGGTGGTAGTAGTACTTTAGAATATTGGGGAAGTTATTTAGGTATGATGGAAGACTGGGCAGATTGTTTAAGTGTTCACTCACCTGACTATCCTGACTTTAGAGAGGTTGATAAAAATATAAATGAAATGTTTAGAGATTATATTTAATGATTAAATTTTTACCCATATTGTCAAACGTAATATCTGAACAAAAAAGATATCAAATGAATCCCGAGACTCGTTCTAAGTTGAAGGATTTGGCAAGTAGTCTTTGGTCCATGCGTAACAAGAAGTTTTCCAAAAAAACCATGGTTGACCAATTGGACTTTCAAACTGCCAATGGTACTGATGGTTTGGTTAAAATATTTGTTAACCCAAAGTATCCCAACTTCGCTGAAATGGATTCAATACCTGAAGACTCATACGACCCTAAAGACTTCGTAATGCAACTAAACCCTAAGAAATTTGGTTCAGAAAAGAATGTCTATCTAACTTTGTATCATGAAATGATGCACGCCATTGACCCCAACTTTACAACAAAACATAATGAAAAGTATTGGGACACTTACGATTCTGAAAAAGATGAAATGTATTGGGGACACCCTGTTGAATTCTTTGCAATAACAAATGAATTCCTTGAAGGTCTTGTTCTTGAGTTTGAAAGAAGGTCGCAATTAATTCAAGACCCTTCAGATAAGAAATCCCTTTTAAAGTCTTTAAAGAATATACTTAACTACTTTGGTAAGAATGAACCTTTAACTAATCAGTCAAAAGATATACTACGTAGAATTAACGATGAACATGTTGATGACAATGTTCTTTCAAAACTTGTCTCAGATATTGAGAGTAAGTTCCCTAACGTTAGTGACTTGATTACCGACACCAAAGAGATTCCTTACTTTTTATATTACATTGAGTTAATTAAGAAACATAACCCTGAAATTTGGCCAAGATTTTTAACAATGTTATTTAAAACAAAAGACGATATTATTAACGTTATTAAATAAAAAAAGGGGTTTAATACCCCTTTTCTGTTACTAATTCTTCAAGTTTTTCTAATTTAGTTAAACTATTATTTAACATATCTGATTGTTCTTTAATAGCTTCTAAACATATTGCAATAACATCACCATACTTAACCATAAACATAGAATTCTCATCGTCTGTTGATTTAAAAACTAATTCAGGAAAAACGTGTTCGATTTCTTGGGCAATAAAACCAATATCTTTATTTGGTGTATTCTTATCAGACGAATTCCAAATAAACGAAACTCCTCTCATTTTTTGAACTTTACTAAGTGGTGTCTCAATTTCACGAATATTTTTCTTAAATCTGGCATCGGAAGGTCCAAACGCACCTTTTGAACCACTCGCACCTTGAGCACCTTGTGCTCCTGTTTCACCAGCTGGTCCTTGTGAACCTTGTGGACCTCCAGCACCTTGAGCTCCTTGTGGTGATGGTCCTGTCGCTCCTGGTCCTCCTTGTGAACCTTGAGCTCCTGTCGCACCTCCTCCACCTTGTGAACCTTGGCCACCTTGTGAACCTTGGGCTCCTTGTGGTGAACCACTTGTAGTACCTTGTGCTCCTTGTGACCCTTGACCTGTGGCAGTTCCTTGTGAACCTTGTCCTCCTTGAGCACCTTGAGCACCTTGTCCTCCTGTTGGTCCTTGGGCTCCTGTTGCACCTTGTGGTGAAGCCCCTATATGACCTTGGGCTCCTGTGGAACCTCCTCCACCTTGTGAACCTTGTCCTCCTTGAGCACCTTGAGCACCTTGTCCTCCTGTTGGCCCTTGGGCTCCTGTTGCACCTTGTGGTGAAGCCCCTATATGACCTTGGGCTCCTGTGGAACCTCCTCCACCTTGTGAACCTTGTCCTCCTTGAGCACCTTGAGCCCCTTGTCCT